TCAAGATGTGGTCTAAACTAAAGAAAGAATTTAACGATGGATCATTTAACGATAAAGATGTTAACGTTCACCAATTAGAATCTTATGGGTTGCAATATCATGAGAAGGCAAAAACATTAAATCAAAACTCAAGTGAGGCAGAGATATTTAATGTTATGGGACAATTACAATCACTACAGAGAATAAAAAAATCTGGTGAATTAGAAAGCAGCTATCAAGAGAAAGAACAGATTGAACAACATGGAAAACCCAAAGTTTGATTTTGTATTTTTAGGTCAATCTATTTTAAAATATCAGGTTCCTTTAGATATATTTAATTCTATTAATTATATTTACGAATCTAATTTTAATAATCTTGAACCTGCAAATAAACAGTTAGTGGGTAAGATAGAGAAAGAACATTCTTTGTTTTACGGTGGTCAAGATGAAACAAAAATGAAGAATCATAATAAATTACCAAGGGATGTAACAAATTATTTTATGCAAATGTTTAAACATTATCTAACATGGAATAAAATAAAAGATTATCAAATGCATATAAATTCTATTTGGGTTAACGAGATGAAACAACATGAGTATAATCCTGCACATATTCATCGTGGCATGTTGTTCACAGGTCTATCTAGTGTAATGATTTTAAAACTACCATCAACATATGGTAGAGAATACTCTGCATCACAGACACCACAAAACGGTAGACTACAAATCTTAGGTGCAGCCAATGGTCAGTTTGCAAAGATAGATTATCAACCACCAATGGACCTTAGAGACTTTTATATCTTTCCATATGACATGAGACATTGCGTATATCCATTTAATGGGACAGATGAAGTAAGACGAACTCTTGCTGCTAACTGTGATGTACAGTTTGATCCGATAAAAAATAGAGGTGCTAACTAATGGATAAAAAATATATTATAAAAGAACATATTGGAATATTTAAAAACTTTATGCCTAATGAATTAATAGATGATTATATAAATTATTTTAACAAATGTGAACAACAAGGTGCAATATATCCAAGAAAGGAAGAAGAAATTTTAGTATCAGATAATGCGATAAGCACAATAAGAGAAACAAATGTAGCATTAACGTATACAAACAAACCTTTTATAGAAGGGTTTTTTAAG